TCATGTATTAAAAGGAGCACCCCAATTAAGGGATGCCCAAGTCGGGGAGGGAAATCTTACCAACGATCTTCTGTGGCTAATTCTTCATATGGTACATGCTCAAGGATACCAATCTTCTCAAGGCGTACAGATGCTGTTGATCCTTCACCGTAGATAGACAACTTAACCTTAGCTGTTGTGCCATTACCTAGTGCACCATCCTCTACAAAGTCCCACTTAGAACTTGTAGTACCCTTGGTTACAGCAGGTGCACCACCGAAGTCATCGATGCCAGATGGGTGTACGTTAGGGCGTTTAAGTTTCATACCCATCTTACCATCTGCTGCATCAATAGGTTTAATCATTTGGTGTCCCAGTACTGTTTCAGGGAAACCCATAGCAATCATACGATTAACTTCGTCACTGTCTTTAGGTACGAACATGGTGTTGTACTGACCTTGTGTAGTTTCGTGGTACTCTGAGTTGTCCATGTTGTCCTGGAACAAACGAGCATAGTATAGTGTCCCTTCGAATACACCGTACTTTGTTTTCTTTTTCTCAGCCATAATATTTTCCTTTACTTATCTTCTGACTATTATATTTGCTTAACTTAACTGATGTAGTTTGTCAAGTAAATTAGTGAGTATCTCTCCAGTTGCGTCCGATGTCTGTCGAACCTGCTAACGGACAGACCATATTGAATTTCTCTCCCGTGTCAACAAAAGATTGACGTTGTAATGCACCCAACTCTTCAGCTGTTGCATAATTACCACACACCTCAGTCTGCCATTCGTCATGAGGCCATGTGACAAGCTTAAAGTCTATGCCTTTAGCCTTAGCTTGACGTACCCATTGTAGTGCTGAGTGTTTCATGATGACAGACTCACCATTCTGCAGCATACCTGCTAGTGTCTTATGTTCTGATGGTACTATGACCTTACGTCCATCCATACCCTTGAACCAACCTCGTTTAGCTATGTGTGGTATGACTTTCTTCTTGAGGTTTGCAAGCCCTTGTATTGATTGCATAAAGTTCTCGACACATTGGCTTGCCTCACGTTGATTGACACGTAGTATCTGTGCTATCTTACCTGTGCCTGCCCCTAGTAGGAATGCGTAGATGAAAGTCTTGGCATCATCTCTTGTTACATGTGACATACCTAGTGCTTTCTTGTTCAGGTTGTGTATGTCAGTCTCATTCTCTTTCTTTCCTGACACAATAGCATCGACGTACTCCTCTGACTTCATTAGGTGGGCAAGTACTCGCAGCTGTATGCCTTCAGCATCCGTACCCACTAGGTAGTTACCCTTCTCTACACCCCACAAGGCACGAAACTGTCCGTCATACCTGTGCTTAACCTCTTCGACTGCTGACTTAGGTGTACCATGGAACTCTGATGGTATGTTAGCTTGGTTAGGAGCCATGTGTGCCATACGTCCTGTCCATGCACCAAGGTGTAAGAACCTACCGTGTATTCTGTTGTCATCACCACAGTGACCTAACCATTCTACTAATGATGATCGCCTACCCTCTAGTGTCAACCACTCAGCTAATCGTTTACCACCAGGTGGAGCATCATCAGGCAGTGTCTCAAGATTAGCTTCAGATAACGTCCACCCATACCTAGCAAACTTATCTCCACGATCTTTGTTTTTGTTCTCTATCATACTGTATATGTCCCTTTGTTTTCTCGTATGGCTGCCACCCTGCATCCCATAGTCTTTCTATTCTCATCTTAGGTGATGCTGGATTAAACTCTATCCAATCGTAACACACTAAGTCAGGTGGGTTGACTGACCAATCGACAGTTGTCTTAAAGTATTTCTCTTTGGCCTTTGTCACACTTGCCATGACAGTACCATCCTGTTTCTTTCTGTACTTAATCCTGTTAACTTCTTCTAGCTGTGGTGGGAAGTCACGTTGAAAGCTATCTGTTAGCTCTGCCATACGCAACTCAACCTCATCTAGTAGGTGGTCAGCTTTATCTTTCTCGAAGTAGAACCCTGCTGCTGTCATCTCCTCACATAAAATCTGTATGTCATGCTCACATTTGATAGCATCCTGTAGATCAGGGTCAAAGATTGTAGCTTTAAACTTATTGTATAGTCTAACTGTAACCTCAACATCCTGATGACAATACTCAATCATCTCTTGGGTAAGTACCTCGAACTGATCGAAGCCAATCTTAAACTCACCTAACCTTTGACCCCATGCCTTGAGACTGTGACCCCCTTTGATGCTGTAGTCTATTAGGCGTGACATGATAAGAGTATCAATGATGTCCGATGGATTAATCAGGTCGTGTTGTACTAAACGATTGATAACTTTAACATCGAACCCTATCCCATTGTGAAAGACAAACTTATCTGTATCCTTACACAACTTAATGAATGCCTCAGCCTCTTCTGGTATGGTACAAACGTTAAGGAACTGGTACTTCTCCTTGCTGTCAACATCTTGGGCACAGATCACATGTATCTTGGTAGCATCTAATGCATCTGTCTCTATGTCCATTGCTAGTATTCTCATTCGTCACCTCGATCCGTCCATGTCATCCACAAACATAACCCTAACTCGTAAGGCCACATGACAGCCTTAAATCTCATAGAGTTAGCATCCCTTGGTGCTTCAAGTATAATGTGTATGGTGTTCATCAAGACGTAGTGGTTAACAACACCCAAGAAATATATTCCTGCTGCTGTGTACACTAAAGGATCGTATTCTAGTAGTTGTTCCATCAATACTCCCCATATTTTTCTGATAGGGTAAAGCTATCGGTGTTAAATTTAAGTTGACCTGCGTATCCTGTTGGCCCAACTGGTCTATTCTTTGTGACTAACAACTTAGTTGTATTCCTTTCATCAACATCCTCTGACATCTTATCTCTTTGTAATTCTACAACAACAGATGCTCTTTGTTCTATCATACGGCAGTACTTGACAGCACCATCATCATTTGTATGTCCGATTGTTACAATGCCTACGCCTAATTCAGCAGCTAGCTTAGATAATCTGACGGATAGGTCAGCAAGGAATTGTTCTTTGCTTTCATCACCACCCATGTTGGCTGCTATGTCCTGTATAGGTTCAAAGAATATGTACTGAACACCACAAGCCTGAGACAGGTAACGTATATGCCCTAGTATGTCAAGGGGATCGTCCTCGTCATTCAAAAAGAATTGATAGAGCCTCTCATCTTCGGTCAGCTTAACGATAGCATCTCGTACTCTTTGTTCTGCACTGTCTTGTGCTATTAAATCCTTACGTGTCAGGTTCTGGTTCAATTCGTATGACACCAACCCAAGTAATGATCTTAACTTTGTCTCTTCCATGTGCCATGCTGCAATGCTTATCTCTGGATGCTTCGTTAGTATGTGATACTCTAGGTATCTCATGAATTCTGTCTTACCTATGCCAGTCTGAGCCTTAAACAGTGTGAAGTGACCCTGCATAAGCCCCATACATAGGTCATCGAACTCTTGGACGCCTGTCTCTACATACACATGGCTCTCACTCGTGTTGTACATCTTTAAGAACTGATCTGATGTATTGATTATGTTCTCAGGCGTATACTTCTTAGCATTAAACCATGCGTTATAGAATTCCTTACGTGCCCCTGCCTCAAGGAACTCATTAGCATCCTTGTATTTGTCATGCTGCACCCTGTAAACTTTGTTAGGGTAAAGGTTAGCTATCCTTTGAGCTACAGCATTGCCTTGTTCATCATGTTCTATCGACAGTATGATCTTTTCGAACGACCCTAACCAATCAGCTGCCTTCGTCCATAGCTTATTACTTGGGGTGGCTGATGGTAGTGACACAAATGCTGATGAATACTTCTCTGAGTTACACATCTGGTATGCTGACATGGCGTCTAGCTCACCCTCTGTTACAGTTACGATCTTACCTGACCCTGCATTCCATAGGTTCATACCGAATAGCTCATCCGACTTGAGGTTGGTAGCTCTAAACTCTTTAGGAAAAAACCTAGTCTTGATACCGCCTGATGGGTATGGATATTCCTGCTTAACCTCTTTGCCATTGCTATCCAGGAATGTCTTGACACCATAGTACCTCATGGTCTGCTCACTGATAGACCTGACAGTCCTATAGACAGGTGTCAGTACCTCGGTAGGCACTGGCTTAATGTTTGTTTGTTGCTGTTGGTTCATATCCCAATCATCTTTCTCTTGCTCTTGCCCCATGACAGGGTATGTTTCTGATGCCCACTCGAACTTCTTATCCTTAGTCCTTGGGTATTTTCTTTCGCAGCTATGACACCTACCTGAACAACTCTCTAGGTTGTAGCTGAAGGCATCGGTGCTTCCGCAGTCCTCGTATGGACATTCTTTGTGGCTTAACCAATTGCTCATAATATCTGATCCCAATAATCTTGTGTAAACATGTCTAAAATGCACAGTATCTCCTTGGATGTCAATGACTTTAAGGCCACCGCCTTTCGACTATCATTATTGTATGCCTCTGTTATAAAAAACTCAGGCACTCTTTCAACTACGAACTGATGATCATCCCAATAGCCTATGCCATCCTGGTATACATCACCTGTCACCTCTATCTCTTTAGTGCCTCTCATTATATACGTTCTGTATTCCATTTGTTTTATTTCCTTTATCCTCTTGACAGATATAAAAATGTTGATACCCTAGGGCTTGTCCCTGACAAGGGTTCTATAGGTTAATTCTTTAAGATAACTGTAGTCTTCTTCTATATCATCTACTGTAGGCATCTTATCCAACCATGCAGCATCATCTATCTCTTTGATTAAATCTTGATGGTATTGGTGTAACGTTTTATCCTTAGACATCTAACAGCTCCATATCATTTGAATATATATTACAGTAGTCTAACTTTTTAGTATCAAACATCTCTATATTTATTAGTTGTTCCAGTACACTACCATCACTCAGCTCAACGTAAAGTGTACCCCATTTGTCATATACATAGGTTACATCCTTATCTGTCATGCCTTTGGGTAGCTCAACGTATGCATTAGCAAAGGCCGTGTAAGATCCTTCAAGTTTAAGTGTATGGTTCATAACACCCACCCCCATACTATAGTTAATGCCAAGCTAAACGTGTACATGACACCAATGGCTGCAAAGGCTAGTGTTAGGTACACTAATGCATTCATTAGTCTATCCTTACGTTGCTTGTCTCGTTTATGTTTGGTTGTATTAAAGTATTTACTCATTTTGTATTCCTTTCTTTAATTATAAATAAGTGTCCATCACCTTCTATTATTTCTTTTTCACTATTCATTTCATCATCATCCTCATCAAGAGGGTGTGCTATATAAACTGCATAGCCTTGTCCATAAAAGTATAAAGCTTGAGACATTTCATATGTCTTACCATACATCATTTTGTATTCCTTTCTTTGACCCATAGTCTTTTAAGTTTGTTATTCCTACCGCCTTTTGCACCTGTCTCCTGCCTATTCCTTTGGGCTGTCCATTGGTCACCTTCCTTATAGTTTCTTATGTTGAACACCTCTCTCATTCTTTTGTTCTCTTGCTTGCATACCATCTCATGGGCTAGTCTTAACCTGTCTTGCACATCTATCATTGCTTATTCTCCTTGATTTTATTTGTTATTCCTTTGATTGCAGCATACCTTTTCACTACCCGCAAAGCATCCTCTCTTGTTCTCACAGTCTCATAACAAACAAGCTTGCCTGTCTTGTCACTAATTGTATTCACTACATATTTATTTATCATTTTATTTTATCCCTCTTTAATTATGAACAAAGCTTTATCCACATTTAATATATCGTCAACACTCCACAAACGACAATCCTCTGCCCTATCT